TTCATCTGAATGTTTCGAATAACTTTTTTATAGTATTCGTAAACTTGTTGTTCTTCAGGTGAGGCGTCAGCAGACATATAGCGAGGGGGAATGTAAAGGGTCGGCATACCTGCAAGGTCGCGGGTGATGCCAATAGCCTCTTGTTCCTTGATTTCTTGCATGTATCTGAATGCAACATAAACCTTGGAAAGAGGTGACTTACCTTCAGGGTTATCCCTTGAAACATCTGTTCTAAAAAGTAGACATTTATTTCTAGGTAATTTCAATTCCCCGTTTGGATGTTTCTGCAACAGACCTGCATATCGCGCAGCGTCAGGGACAAAGGAAAGGTCTTGGACAATATACTCAAGTTCTCTACCATTTTCATCAAAGAGGAACTTGCTGATGGTTGTTTGTGATCTAATTGGTAACTTTTTAATACCAATATTCCCATCATTATATCGACTTCCGTTTGAACGAAGTCTACGTCTGAATACTTTCTCGTGAACAGAAAATCCATAAGTAAAGCAGCTAGTCACTTCCTTGATGAAAGAGAACCAACTATGATCCATGTCGTGCATACATTGTTCAACAAATTTTGCACGCTTTTGTAATTCGGGTGACGCATCTTTTGGTACAGCGACCTTCCAACTGACTCTAGAAATCATCATTTCAAACAAAGAAAGGGCTGATGCGATTGTTGCATCATTTGCCATTTCATAATATGTTTGAATTGACCTCGGCCAGCGAAGTTCTTCTCTTGCTTCTTCGTAAATCTGATCATTTGAAATACGAAGACCGAGATACCCTTGTTCACCCATTCTAAGGCGAATACTTGAATCGCCTTTCTGAAGATTTAGCTCTTCTGCCATAATTCGCCTTACACTCTAAATGGGTTGGATTTTGACATATCAGGTGGAATGAAATTCGGAATACTCGTATCTTGTGCAAGAAGCTGGAACGCATCTGCCACCGAGTCACACTGATCGTCTTTTACTTTTCGACTACCATCAAACACTTCAAGTTCTAAGAACCATGCGTCATTCCAATCACCTCGTACAACCTTCACCCCTCCCGCTTCACACATTGCTGCAAATGGGGCAAATCGGTTGACCTTAGAACCGGATGCTGGTTTTAGTCTACAATAGAAGCCTCGCTCTGCGAGTTCGCGCTGAATCGAAGCAGCGTATGCTTTACCCGCTGCTCCGGGGTCAACAGGGATCACCACTGTGGTGTCCACGCCATCATGAAGGGCTGTCTCAAGAATAAGCTCCAGAACACCACCGTGCCTTCTGCGATCACGAACAACATCTTCGACGTAGTAGATGGAGTCTTTTGTTTTTGACACAAGTGTACCAACGGTATAATCCGGGTTTGGGTTTGCGTCAGACTTTAATGTACCACTGATATCCCACGCTCTGATTCTCTTAGCCGTTTTAATTGGGGGTAGATCAACTACCTCAACCCATTCACGTTTAAAGAACCCAGCAGCAGACTCACGAGCATTCCAGTTACCATAGAGAAGACGTTCTTTCTCGACAGGCTTCAAGCCTTCTAGCCAAGCAACGTACTTAGGGTTTTTCTCCATTACAACCGGATTGTCATAGACATTGGCACTAATGAATGTATAAGTTAGAACTTTGTCTTCCGATTGACCCGTTGCTTGAACAATCTCTTCCTTGGTGTTAGCAAAGATAAATTTGCCGTCTTCCATTGCAAAATAACGAATAATACCATCTTTATCAGGGTCAGGACGACCATCATCTTTCAAATACCAATCAACCCATTCACGCAAGAAGTGATCCGCGTCAGGGTTGCAGGTAATTTTCATATGAGGGTGAACATCGGGACAGTTTGGGTTACGCATACGGGACATGATATAGTTAACTTTGTCAACCGAAAACTGCGTTCCCTCGTCAATTAGAAAGAGGTTGGCTTCAACCCCTTGGAAGTTTTCATAGTCGGCCTCTGTCTGATAGTGCTTCAGATAGATTTCAGCGTTACTATGAGGAAATACAAACTTACCATCTTTTTCACGCCAGTAATATTGACCGGGGTATGTTTTGTCGAAGTATCTCTTGCACTTGGCAAAGATACCTCCCGGCCCCTTCAACTGGGGAGTGGTAAGGCGTGTGATAAGTCCGATGAAGTTCGGAACATCCACGTATTTGAGAAAGTCGATAACACCGATTTCAGATTTACCACTGCCTGCGGCACCACCAAAGATTGTAACGTCAGCGGTGGACTTAACGTACATTTCTTGTTTGCGGCTCACTGGCCCAATAAATTCTTCTGTCATGTATTACCTTAAATTAGTGCCGCTTGCGTAGTAGATTGCGGCGAGTCTAGGAGGAACCGGCTACGCTCCGGTGTATGCTCATTTAGTTACGGCAGGAATGTTCGTTGAAACATGATTGAATAGTCGTACATTTGCACGTCAGAGACATGTGGCGTAACATAGATTTCAAGACCATTAGAAATAATCAATGGATCAATAAAAATTATTTCAGTTACAGTAGAATTTGGCCGGGGAAGAATTGTAGGCAGTAACTTCCCAAGGCTGGGAAACCTTCACGCCCCGGTAGCATGAAATGGTGGACTACTCCGCGAGTTAACCGGAATACACTTGAGTTACAAATGTGTAGCCCTTATCTTTGGTGCATGAAGCAAATTGGAGCGGGTACTCGGATTCGAACCGAGGACAACGACTTGGAAGGACGGAGTGTTACCACTACACCATACCCGCATAATAAGATGGAGGACTGAGCAACGCATATTCAGTCATTAGGAGCACTCAGGCTCCCATGTGCAACTCCAAAATTGGTGCCCCAGTACGGTTATGCTCCGCATATTCCGGGTTACAAAGCCGGTGTTTTTCTGATTAAACTACAGGGGCGTATCTTTTATAATTTTTACATCTAACTATCGTAGAGTGATGTACGTTAAACATCACAGCCAGTTCACGAATTGTTAGTTTTTCTGGATTCGATCTAATATATTCAACTTGCGAAGAGTTGAGGGTTGCATCACTTCTTATCACCCCTCTCTTCTGAACATTCAGTCCTGCAAGGAAAGCGTGTTTCATATTTTCAGATGCGGAAACCCACTCAAGATTAGACTTGTGATTATTGGAAGGATTTCCGTCTATGTGGTTTACTTGTGGCTTATTGTCCGGGTTAGGTATGAAAGCCTCGGCCACCAGTCTATGTACTTTAAAGGTTACGACTGCCCCACTTCTTCCACCGATTCTAGTGGACACCGTAATTCTTTTATCTTTCCTAATATGAAGAGCTAGTATCTTGTTTGATCTTTTACTGTAAACTCTTCCGGCATCGCTAACTCTAAAGTAATTTTCGAAACCAACAACATCTTTCCAGATTTCCATATAATCTCCAAATAAAGGAGAGCGTCATCACGACGAGTCTGAAACTTAAAAATTGGTGGGTCATGGTCGGAATCGAACCACGCAGTCGAAGGACACCGAGTTTACAGCTCGGCCTCTGTCCCAGCAGAGATAAATCACGACCCATAATTGGTGTTAAACTTAATTACGTCACCAATATATACAACATCTTGTACTTCAGCTAATCTATAATAAAAAGTTAAAGAAATTCTATCAGCATTAACGAAGTAAATTCCGCTAACACTCTGAGGTTCAACATTTCTTTGAACAACACTAAGGATTTCATTAGTGCTTGTGTCAACAATGAAAAAATAAGGAAACATTATCACCTCAAAATTTGGTCACGGGGGAGAATTTCGAAATCTCGACCTTCGGTTTCCAAAACCGACACTCTGCCTCTGAGCTACCCCGAGTTTAAAACACTTGCCAACCTAGTTGGGTTGCAGTATGTCGTCTATGACAATTCGCACATAGCACACGACATTTATCAATCTCTTCCTGTATCTTAGACCATTTTAGAGTCATCATTTCAGATACAGCTTTTACCTTAGTTTCACGATCTATGTGATCAAATTCCAACACCACAGGGTCTGTTTCGCCGCAGTGCTCACAAGGGTGTTCAAGGAGATAATTCCACACCTTTTCTCGGTTTGCTTTCAAACGAACCGCTTGCAGCTCAATCTTTCGTGCTTTTGCTTCAGGGCTGCGGTTTGCATGAAACTCTCTGTCGTAGATTCTTTTACACGGCCTACATATGGTAGCACGCTGCCCATAGTCTTCATAACTTATGGAACATTTTCTACACGTTCTCACGCAACCTCCCTATTAAATTGGCTCCAGCATATGGAATCGAACCATACTATGACAAGTTAACAGCTTGCTCCCACGCCTTGCGGGTCTACTGGAATTAAAACTTTGGAGTTCCCACTTGGATTTTAACCAAGCTAAGTCGCTTTGCAGGCGACGACCTAGACACTCGGCCATAGGAACATGAAATTGGTAGCGGCTCAGAGTTATGCTCTCTGCAACATCGCCTTATGAGGGCGCGCTCTTCACTAGCCGAGACAACCGCTATAATAAAGAGACTCACTTAAGAGTCTAACCAGCGATACTATCATCTGGTCTTGGTAATTTGGTGGAGCTACTGAGACTCAAACTTAGTCCTACTGCGTGCAAGGCAGTCGTGCCATCGAGGAACACCTTAACCCCATTGTAATTTGGTACTAGGAGTTGGAATCGAACCAACGTACATCGGTTATCAGCCGATTGCAAAGCCTCTTTGCTATCCCAGTATTATCTTGGTGCATTATAAGACAGTAAATTCAGAGTGAATTTCAAAATGACAATTTGCACATAACAGTACGCACTTGTCAAGTTCCTCTTTACTATCTTCTAACCTAAATCTATTAAACTTGTCAAAATCTTTTTGAGCGGGGTCTAGGTGGTGAAACTGTAATGCCTGCTGACATCTATCGTAACCACAAAGAATGCACTTACCGCCTTTGTACTCAACAGCGGCTGCTTTATTCCTACGCCTCCACTCTTTTGAGCGTTCTGCTGAACATTTAATACAGTAGTAAGTATAAGAGTTCCTATGCTTTTGACGACCGAATTTAGTCTCACCATGATGTTTGCAATTCCGTAACTCTTTCATACTACCTCACAAGTGGCGCATTCTCGTGGTATCGAGCCACGTCCTATTGCTTTTCAGGCAATCGCTTCTACCTAGTTAGCTTAGAATGCAAATTGGCGCCTCATAAGGGATTCGAACCCTTGGCTTCTCCCTAGACAGGGGAGCACTCTAGACCGCTGAGTTAATAAGGCATATTCTTTACAACACACAGATGGGAGCTTACGCTACAACACTTTCTGTGTCAACTATTATTTGGCGAATGGGCTAGGATTTGAACCTAGATCACAAGGCTTTGGAGGCCCGCATGTTGCCGTTACACCACCCAGACATGAAAGTTCATTTTGCAAACAAACATTGTTTGGCACCCGGTAGAGGATTCGAACCTCTCTAAGTCGGCTTAGAAGACCGATGCACATCCAATATACCAACCGGGCAAAACATAAATGAGGGATAACTTCTAAATCGCACCACCCTCAAGCGATTACAATCCTTCAGAATCAGCAGTTGGTTTACTGATATTCCTTCGGACATTATTACCAAGCGCCTTGGTAATTTGGCTACCGCACTAGGACTTGAACCTAGAATGCCCAGAGTCAAAGTCTGGTGTGTCTACCAATTCCACCACACGGCAACAATTCAACAGGATGTGTACTTTCACTGTTTTCAATAGTAACTTTATAGATTGCTGAAAACATCCTAATTTGTAAATCAACACATGAATTGTGATTCAACAGAAACGGGGTCTACTTCTTTGATTAGTGTGAGGAAATCGAAGACTCACTTACTTCAACATAGTATGATTTTAATTTTTTGCTGTACCGTTTCTGACTTGGTGGGCAACCTCGGAGTCGAACCGAGAACACTGGAGGTCTAAGCTCCATACGTCTACCTAATTGCGTCAGATGCCCAATATTTATATTACTTATGCTTGCGTTTCAGTTTGGCAGCTACTTCAAGCTTTGTCAGGCGTTTATGTTCTTTGAAACTCTTCGCTTGGTTCTTCTTGAA